GTGAACTGTGGGGTAACAGTTTGAGCTGCTGCAGGGGAAGCCAACAACAGCAATAGAAGTAGTTTCTTCATTTAGGTGGCTCCGAAGTTTTCTTAGTGTCCATTCGACTGATCCCGTAAGAAGCTAGAGTGCCGCTAAGCAAACTGGCCACAAAAGTGGGATCCATCTTCTGTAGCATTCCCATGTAGGACGCTGTAAGAACACCAGCACTCCAGACGAGCACAAGTGCCTTAACGATTTCGCTAAAGAACTCATTCAGGAAGCTCTTCGTCTTGTGCATGTTTCTGTTTCTTGGTTAGCAGTTTCTTGATAATTGGTTTCAAGACGCTAACTGTCCGTTTAAAAACTGCGGTAGCTGTAAGGGTGGCTGCAACCGAGACAGTAGCAGTCGTACCAGCCGTTACAAGGATCTCGTTAGTAGGTAGTGGTACCTCATAGTCAGTACCAGGAACATCTATATAACGGATCTGTGACGGAGGTTTGGGTGGCGGAGGAGGCGGAGGGGGCTTAGGTTTAGGCTTCTCCGTCTTTTTGGTTTCAGAGGGTGTCGTACCCTTGACTCCCGGAGGTGGCCGAAGGTCGTTAGGAGGCACTACAAGCGGCTTGTACGAGGGTAAAAGTGCTCGTGGTACCTCCAGTACCGGACGGGGTAGTAGAGGGGCCTCAGGGAGCTGTAGAACCGGCAGTACCGGTGGTGCTCCCAAGTCCATCAGACGTACTCAGTAATGTAAACAGTTCCGTTACCAGTCAGTGCTTTAACAGCAACGCTGGTGTTAGGCGGAACATCAATCAACAAACCTTCATAAACAAGTTTATCAAGGAAGTGATTGTCATCGTCGTTTTCAGTAACTTCAGCGGTCAACGTAAATGCAGTGTTAACAGTGCCGTGAGTTATAGTGACCACAGCGCCGGAAGCAGTAGCGGTAAAATCTGCGCTAATAGTTGCGTCAGCGTTAAGCGCGTCACGGACACTAGCAGCCACATTAGTAAGCGTTGTCGCCGCAGTTTCGCTTTGGTCTGCTGCTGTGACTTCATAGGTAAGAGAAGTGCCGTCAACCACGACAGTCAGCTTATCACCAACTTCGTAGAAACCAGAAAGGGTGACCGTACGAACTTCAGCAACACCAGCACTAGCAGCGGTAGTGACTGCAACAGCTTCGGCAGGTTCGCCTTCAGCTGTTTGGGCTGCGTTACCTAGTGCGTAGTAAATGTCTTGCGTGTGTGCACGAAGACGGATCCGGCGACAATCGTGTGAAAGATTGACATTAGCGGACGTAGTAGAAGTACTAACAACGTGCGCTTTACCGGGATATGTCGGATTAGGATTAGACATTATTTGTTAGGGAAAAGTCCGTTTTCAATAAACTCCACTGCCTGATCATCGACAGTGTTATCAGATTGCTCAGCCAGTTTGCGGAGCATGTCAACGATGAGGCGCTTTACTTTGTCGCTGTTAAGGAACGACATAAGAACGGGACGGATAAGTGCAATCATTGTTCTAAAGGGGTAAAGGTTTATTCGGCAGGTTCAGGCGTGTTGCCTTCGGCTAGCCAGGCAAGGTATTCCTGATAGTCGGTGTTGGCGGGGTCGAAGGGGATCCACCTGCCAGTTTCAATGTGACGAACCGTTCTAGGGGATTCGCCAGCGTCAGTCCATGGGAATTTGTAGGTCATGATTTAAAGCTCCGCAGCAAAAGAGATGGTTGCGCCTGCTGTATCAGTGCGCAGTACTTTGACGCCACTAGCTGCAACAGTGCTAACTGTTGTGGTAAGCACAACAAAATCTTCTCTTGCAAGCGTCATGACGGGATCCCCACCCCATCCACCACCTGTATCCCAAGTGCCTGTAAAAGCAAACGATGGTGCGGCTCGCATAGTTTCCCGCAGATATACATTGCACTCTCCAACGCCTGAGCTTTGGTCCCATCTTGCAGTAGTGAATTTCATATTTGCGACATTCATGCTTTGGTAATACCGCTGACACCTACGCAGCTCATCGCCGTAGCTCCTGTGCTCAAACGGTGTGGCGACTTCACCGACTTCTAGTTGGACGCCGGTGATGTCAAAGGTGGCGTCGGTGGTTCCCGCCCAAGTGTTTGTCATATCAGGCAGCCGATTTGAGGAGCTGTATGTACCCCAAGCGTCTGTAGTGAAACCACTGTCAGTAAAATCAGTTCCATCAAAAGGAACGAATATAACTTGAAGTCCTGTACCGTTATCGCTGTTGATTGTTATGTTTGAATTGCCTGGAATTGTTTTTGTTACTTTCGTCCAAGTGCCTTCAGACAATGCAAATGCAGATCCGTAATTTTGACCGGTGCCATCACTTGTTTGGAGTCGAACGTAATACGTTTGCTCCACACTTGCTCTGACCCAAAAGGAAAGAGTTATGTAGCTTGTAGCGGATGTATAATTCCAGCCAGAGAGTGCAATGTCTTGCGCTTCAATTTTATAAGTTATGTTGCGGTTGTTACCTGCTGCAGTTGCCGTGGCAGTATTTGTAACTCGCATAATATAGCGAAACCCTTCATCAAAAGGATCGCCAGACGTTATGGCTACTTGTGACTGAGTTTGATCGCCGCCACCGTATCCGGCTCTGAAGCGATCAACAGTCCCATAACCAGAAGCTGTGCTACTCGTCCCCCGTTGAGCCACCTGCATCGCACCGTTGATGATCAGGTTGCGATTGCTAGGCGCAGTACCGTTGATGGTTACCAGTGACCCAGACGTAGGGTGTGAAATAGCTTCTACATTAAGGGTACTCATGCTTCACCTCCTGGATACGGGAAACGTGCTTTGATTTCAGCGACCTTTGCGGTCCATTCGTCGGTGGTAGCTTCACCGCGTTGTGCTTTGAAAAAGAGAGGGTCGGCTTCGTTGCGGTAGGCAGCGGCTCGGTTGGCTTCTGCAGAAGCTAGTGCTTGCTCAGCAGCAACCTCAATAGCAGCAGCATCAACAAGAGCTTGATTTAGTTCGATCTGGTTACCGTCGGCGTCGAAGGCTCCAGTGCTGTCGTCAACAATGACCGCGTTGGGATATGCGCGGCGGATGGCTTCGTGATTAAGCATTAGGCTGCCACCTCCAAAAGAGTAATCGAAGAACATGCACCATGACCGGCATTAATACCGCGTCTGTTCACATAAGCAGTATTGCTACCATCTTTCCACATTTGAACTTGGTAAGTAGTAGAAGCTGTTGTACTTGGACTATCCAAAAAAGTCATAGTGTTTGTTGCCATAACCCTGGTTTGGGCTGAGTAAGCATCTGAATCGGTATGTGAAAATCCGTTTCCCGTTGTTCCAATGGTAGAACTGCCAACAGTAGTGGAACCCCTTCTTAGGCGTAACTGAGCAAGTTCACCAGCCGAAAAACCTAATCGAACATCAACCAAAACAAGAACTTCACTGGTAGTCGCTGATGGGGTAATAGCTACGCTTAAGCCGGTAATATCTTCCCAAGTTGTTAAAGTTGACGTGCTAAAAACGTCATTTTTGTAAGCTTGAACTACCTGCAAAATCGACCCGGTTGTAAGAGTCTGCCAACTCAACGTGCCACTACCATTCGTCTGCAGGTATTGACCGCTAGTACCACCACCATCAGGTAGGGTCAGCGTATGACTGCCAGCTGCTGCTGGTACTTCCAGTTCAACGTAGCCAGAGCTACTTCCATTAAGTCTAAGTGCCATCAGGAATCACCTCCGGGTTTAACTGGCCAAACAGGGTTGGCAGGGTCAGTAGTGTTAGCGGGTAGGTCGCGTAGTGCTTGGCGATATGTACGCATTTCGTCAGTAAGAGTGGAGTCAGAAAGGGCGAGGTAGTCGGTTTCAGCAAGACGTGCGTTACGCTTAACGCGAAGATTGTTTAGCAAAATACCAGGAAGAACATCACGTTCATACGCTTCGCGCTCAGCAGTGCGTTGAGCAACTTCTTCAGCGGTAAGGGGAACCGTCGTGACTTCGCCGGTTTGGACGTTAATAGTTTTTTTCATAATTACACCTCGTAGCCGAAACCAATCCAACCATCGTCAAAAGAGCCTGAATTTGCATCAATTTGAATTGCATCTAATACATTAGATCCCATGACAAGACGGCCATTGCCAAATGATAATGCACCATCTGCGGAATTGTAGTGCGCCGATGATGTCATAATCCAAGTATTGTCATTTGACCTATGCAAATACATTGTTCCGTTCCAAATCCAAGCAGCATTATTAAAATTAGCAAAGCAAAAGGCGGTACTAAAATTACCCTGACCGCCGCCGCTATTGTAATTATGTATATCGGTGTTATATCCGCTAGTTATAAAAGTACCACTTGAATGACCGGCTCTTATCCTGATAACACTAGTCGAGTTAGTACTTACTTCAGAAAAGATAATAGTAATTCTGCGAGCAGCAGCAGGAATTGAGTCAAACGTAATCGTAGTACCTGTGTTACTTTGGGTCGATGTCCACGTTAAATTGCTGGTGCTAAGAGTCGTCCAGCTAGGAGCAGCACTAGCACCACCGCTAGTCAGTACCTGACCATCAGTGCCATACGTTGCACCGCCAATACCGAGCTGACCTGCCGAGCCAACGCGGAAGCGTTCAGACCCAGCAGTGTCAAACAGAATAGTGTCAGTATCAAACGCAATATTAGTGTCGGTGTCACCGTCATGCTGGATCTCACCACCCATGAGGATGTTACCGCTAACGGTTCCTCCCGTCAAAGGAAGGAACGCATTAGAGTTAATAGTAGTTTTCCACTTAGTTTCAGCGTTATTATAAGTGTAGGTAACGCCACCTACGACATGTGTATCGCCATCAGAAGGCGAGTCAGGAAAGTTAATAGCTGTCATTACGGTTTAGGATACTTAGCTTTGACAGCAGCACACGCTTGGTAGTACTCGTCAAGTTTGGTGTTATCGCCTTGGTTCGACCAGTACAAGGCGTCAGCTAGATCGGCAAGAGACGGGTATTCCGGTTGGCGATCACGTTGGTATTGGGTAGCAGCAGCTTCGGCTGCAATCTCATTCCAGGCAGTTTCAGCAAGAGCTTGATCGAACACAAACGGTTCGCCAGTTTCTTGGTTGATGACAGCAAGATTTTCAAGCGTGTCACCAGAAATAGTTAGTTGAGCGTCTGGATATGCCGCTCTAATTCCTCTATGCCAATCCATTAGTCTGCCACCTCCATAACGGTTATCCAAGATCTAAAGCGTTCGTAGCCGTTATCATTTGTATCGCCAACGGTTCTGTTCACATACCAAGTCTGGTTGCCATCAGACGTAAGTCCTCCGTAATACCTAAGTGTGTCCGTGGTATCTGGATCGTCAACGTAATTAGTAACTCCTATTTCTTCAGGAGTACTAGAGTTATCATTGTCGTGGTACGAAAGCGAGATTATACCTAAACCAGGAGTCCTATTTCCAGGACTAGCTGGTACAAACCACGAAATAGAACCAAAGCCACTACCACTGTTGTTTGCACGTCCTAAACCGCAAGGAGTGTTCCAGTGAGCACCACCTCCCAATTCACCGCCTGATTGATAGCTAACAATAAAACGACTGCTAGCACTGGTTGGTGTGATTTCAACGTAGAAAGGTAATTCCGTCCAGGTATTGTCGCTAAGAGAAATACTTGTAGTGGTATCGTATTGGGTTGTTTTTACTTGCAAGATCTTCCCACCAGTACCAGACGGCAACGTGACCGTTTTACCAGTCAGATCCAGCGAAGACTCAATATCCGCTGCTGTAACACTTCCATCAGGCAAACCACCTGCACTAATTCCGGTAATCGTTCCGGTTCCGTTAATAGTAATAGCCATAATTAAACAATAACCCAGGATTGACCAGAAGGAACAGTAACGGTGACGCCACTGTTAATAGTGATAGGACCAGCAGACAATGCGTTCTTACCAGTCTGCAACGTGTAGTTAGTAGTTACAGCGTTGTCATTTTCAAAGAACACTTCGTCAGTACCACCACCAGTTGCATTCTTAGGCGGAGTAGACGGGACAAGAGGAACCCACTGGTTAGACGTACCATCTTCGTAGTAGATGTAGGCGTTACCTTCTTCGCTGTCCCAATAGGTGTCGCCTTGACCAGGCGAAGCAGGAGGGGTAGTAGAAACACTGAAACCGCCACCACCACCACCAATGGCACCCCAAGCCGTACCGTCATAGCCTTCAAATGAAGTGCTAGTAGTATTGAAACGGAATTGACCAGCAACCAAATCACCACCAGTAGGACGGTCTCCGTCAGCACCTGCGGGGATGTTAGCAGCACCAGTAGCAGAAGTCTGCTCTACAAAGCTAGGAGTTTGGTTCTCCCATGCACTGCTCGTGTTATTCCAGACCAACAGCTGTCCGTCAACCTGAGGGTTGCCGTTAGCATCAGGGTTCTGAATTTGAACACGGTGGTTGTTGTGCAAGTCAATACCAGGATTAGCACGAACAAAAATCGTACCGGTCGTGGCATGAGAGTTAATAACAACAGCAGCTGCAATCTTCAGGTTAGGAGAAGCAGGACGAGTAGCAGTAAAACCACCATTTACAGTAGGATCAAGCCACAACACATCGCCATCAGCAAATGCACTGGTATCAATGTCACGGACTTTACCAAAGGTAGTTACGTTACCTTCACCGTTATTAGCAATCTCTTCGGTAGTAACACCAAGGAATTCAATAGGATCAACAGTACCGTCAGCAACCATAGGTGCAACAGTAATACGACCCGTAGCTCCAATAGTACCAGTAAACCGAACTGCAGTACCGTCAGGAATGACAGCACCAGAAGTGTTACGAACGTGAACAATTTCTTCTTGACCAAGCTGAATGGTAGCACCACCAGTAACTAGGTCAACAGTTTCTTCCGTAGCGTTCCAAGACATAGTGCCTTGAGCACCAGCACCTCCAACAAACTGGAGACTACCAACTTCGGTAATATCAAAGCTGTTGACATCAAGGTCTGTAACCAATTCAGTGATAGACAGACTACCAACACCAACGTTAACAAAGCCTAGTTGTTGATCAATTTCAAAGAAATCACCAACGCTAAACTTACCGTTGTGGTCAGTAACAGCTGCCCAGATAGCACCATTGTTCAGTTCAATACGCTGGTTAGCTTCGACAGGAACACCGCCATTCTCAGGCAATGCACGGTAGTCAGTACCAGAACCCACGTACTCCATGGTGTGACCGCTAGAAGCGATCATAGAACGGAGCCAGAATTGAACGTTAGAAGCAGCAGCAACTTGTGCGCTGAAACCTTGGTTCAGGCTACGGTTAAGGGGATCAGGACGGCTAATAGTTACAATCCAATCACCAGTATAGTTATCAGGATCAAGGTCATACGTTGCTTGGTCTTGAGGAACTGATTGAGTAATAGGATAAACCTGAGCATCACCGTTGACCGAGATCAGCATGTTAGCTTGAGGTCGGGTCTGTGATCCGTGCCAAGATGCATCAGCAGTACCGTTGCTAACACGAATGGTCGTGTCACTAACGTTAACCAGAGCTTGACAAGTAGCAGTGAAGATGTTAGTCGTAGAGCGACCGTCAGCAACCAACGAGAACCGACCAAAGTCAGTCGTCGATGCTGCAAGGTTAGCCTGACCACCATTCAAACACTTGAGGTGATAATGGTTAAAGAACGAATAGGAGCTAGTAGCTTGGCAGTAACCGTTGTTAGTAACAAAGATACCAGGACCATCCAGTGCAGTGTGGGTGTAGCTATCGCACACCATAGACCGCAGAGGACTGTTAGCAGCAGGAGTAGCACCGTTAATAAGGATACCGCCACCAGAAGGAGCAGAATCAAGGTCACCAGCAGCACCTTCACCCGGAACATGCGGAGTGAAGTTTACGTTGTTAATCTGAGAGTCAGAGAAGTTGGTGCAGTTCTGAATGTAAGGAGACTTACGAATTGTTGCACCAGGGAAGAACGAGAAGTTCCAACCTTGTTGTGCAGGCAGACCATGGGTAGCATCAGTGTCGAGAGGGTTACCTCCACGAGCACCAGCTGCCTTCATACCCATCAGGGTCAGGTTAGCAATGTAAGTACCGCTGTTAACACGGAACATGCTCTCAAGCTCGTTAGCTTCAGGCACGTTTACATCGTAAGCAGCTTGATCGTCTGCAGGAATAGCAGGGTGAATAATACAGTTACGCAGAGACTGACCAACAATAGAGACATCGTTCTTTTCAATGTCAATCGGGAAAGTTTCAGCGTAGATACCAGGCGCAACAACAACGACAGAACCGTTACCTACAGCATCAGTTTCTGCGTTGATCTGTTCAATAGCAGCACGGATGGTACGCTTAGGGTTGCTGATACGGTGTCCAAGCAAGGCGTCATCACCGTTAACAGCGTCAACGTAGACAACCTTAGCAAGCTCAGTGAAGGCACCACCAGATGCCACAGGAACCCACTGACTACCATTCCAAATAGAAACAGTCTTATCAGTGTCGTTCTGCAGCCACGTCTTACCTACTTCCCAAGGACCATTGCCAGGGTTGTTGGTTTGAACAATAGTGTCAAAACGACGAGCAGCTCCAGCAGCAGTAAAGATGTTGCTATCAGCAGCAGTAACTCCTGAGTTCTGCTCAGCAGTCGTAATAATGTCAGAGTTCTTGATTCGATCAAGATCAACTGAATTAGCACCGATACCCAGAGTTACCTGACCACCAGCAGCAGACTTGGTAAGACCAGTGCTATCAATGAGGATGTCATTTTCAATAGCATCATCAATTTTCCCATCTACACGAGCATCAGATGCAGCGGTAGTAGGAACACGATCATCGTCGCTAATCCACGTTTCCGTGCTTTCAATGGTTTCAGTCGCTTCATCTTGGAAGCGTGCATCCATAGCAGCAGTAGTAGCGATCTTGGTATCAGAGCTGTCCCAAGTCTCGTCACTATGGATGGTATCAATTTCGTTGTCCCAACTATAGTTCCTAATTTCTTCAACAGCAAAGTTGTTCTGCTGGAAGTTATCATTAAGATCTTTTGCACGAATAGAAGAACCCGAAGAAAAGGTTGCCTTCAGGTCTTCTACGTTCGTGTAACGATAAATACGAATTCTAGTTTGATCAGCAGGAGCTGAGTTAAACTGAATGGTTGTAGCGTTGGCGTAAGTATATTCACTTGTATCAACGTCATTAAGGCTTACCTTAACGTCGTCTTTTGTAATGTATTCAAATGGAAAGGTGTAATTGGTAGTGTTACCGTCACCTAAATAAAATTGTTCGGTTGTTGCCATTACGTTACAAAATTAGTAGTAATGGGTGGTTTAAGCGATGTCCAGGAGAGCCCGAACTTGGTTTGCAAGAGGCGTATCTTGCTGAGCAGCTTGTGCATACAAACCTTCACGAGGCACAGAAGAAAGCTCAGGAGACAAGCGCTCACGCTTAACTTTCTCAATCTGTTCTCGAAGGGTTGGATCTTGGTTAAGACCAGAAGCCTCAACAGCTGCATCTTTTACTTTAAAATGAATGTCATCTAAACGTTCATGAAACTCATTTAAAGCTTTCTGAGTATTGATATCGTCAGGACCGTACTCTTTGAGACGGTTCTTGTATTTCCTCCAAAGACCAACTGGTTTGTTACCACGCATATATTGATCGTTTCTAAACCGATCTAACTCTTTGTACAAAACACCTTGCATTTCATATTGCAAACTACTTTGCTGTTCTTGAGTCAAGTACGCAGCACCAATTTTATTAGTCAGGTTGTAATAAGTTTCATACCCAGCAGCACGGAACATACCTTTTACAGGATCACTGTAATCAGTTTCCGTCACATTACCAGGGTACATAAAATTAAGAAGACCCATCACACGCCTTGTAAACGGGTTACCGTCTTTAGGAAGAGGAAACTTAGTTTCAGGATCAGATTTTTCCTTAGCGTAGATATCATACTTTTTAGGCATGAAAGCAGAACCAGTAGCTTGATTCAAGAACCCAGCTGCTGCACGCCGTTCAATGCTAGTACGATCACCAGTGTTAGCTTGATACGGATCAAGCAAAGCACCAAGTTCTCTACCAATACCAGGAGTAAATGCACTCAAAGACGTGTCAATAAGTGCCAGCATCCAAGGTTCAAAGTTCTGGAAATCAAGAATCTTTTGCAGTTGCTGCTGACCTTGAAGCACAGCTTTATTCAGACCAAAAGCAGCGTAGCCATAAATAACATTAGCAATACTACGTTCATACTGACCGTGAGAGATAGCTCCGGTTTGGAATTCACGTACAGTATTAGCTACATTATTTAAGACAACACCATAGGGGCTGAACTTACTGTAAGGTAGAGCAATCTCACCTTTGCGAGTCCATGGTGCAGGGATAATAATAGAGTTCTGTGGTTCACCAGGAGAGACAACACTTCCAGTAATCTTACCACCAAACAAGATAGTTGAGATAGTGCTAAGAGTTAGCCATTGAGACAAAGCCAGTTGAGACTCAAGCTGAAGCTTTTGTGTAGCGTCACCTTTCTGATAAAGCTTAGAAAACTTCTTCATACCAGGCATACCCTTACCAATAAAAGCTTGAGCACCTGGAACCATAGCTGTTTGAGTCACAAGCTCTTGCTGCAACTGAGCACCAGCAACTCGGTTAAACGGGCTAAAGAATCGGTGAATAGGAGACATCTTAGCCGCAGCATCTTCTGCAGCAAAGTAACGGTCTAGCAAACTAGAGTCGTCGTCAATCTTTAGCGGAGTCTGCATGGTAATGGTGTCAGCAAGCGCTTTCACCTCAGGATCTCGGATGTTTGCATAGGCAGGATCACCACGGAAGATCTGTTTTAGGTAAGCTTCAGTTTGTTGACCAATCTGTTCAGCTTTAATTTTACCTAAATGAGCATCACGAAACGCCCGACCACTAGCGACTTGAACACCCGTAGTAACACGAGCTGATTCATCACTAGCCATCAAACCACGGCTAGCCAAGTTAGCTTTAGGGTCAAACATAGCGACTTGCCACCAACCCCAAGCTCGGGCTTGAAGACGTTCAAAGAAGTTTGCTCCTTCTTCAGCCATCTGGATTTGCAGCTCAGCATGAAGCTTTTGGATTTGAGCTTGCTCTTTTAATAGATTGCTGCTGTAGTTAGTAGAGTATTTAGCGTATCCAGCTGCAGGTTTGTTAGTATTCAAAGCACGGAACAAAGCACTCCAAGACTTGTTCATGTACTTCATACCACCCCAGAACTGACCAAACCCATACATCCGCTCAGCACTGCTTACAGAGGGGTTGATGCTGCCAGCCAAAGCCAACGGCTCCATAACTTGACGGAATACAGTAGGAACTGCAGCGTTAAACTGAGTACCAATCTGACCAAGCATCATGCCGTTGTAGAAGAACTTAGTCGTAGCATCTTTCTTCCGCAGTTGATCACGGATAATAGTCGTACTGATTTCGTTGTCAGCAACAACTTTAGCAGGATCACCAAGCTTAAGGTTTTTAATATAAGTTTTGAGAGTATCAAAAGCTTTATTATCACCCATTTGTGCAGCAGTCCACAGGTCACCAATAGTTTCAGCCGTAGGCATTTTATCGATGACAATCTTATCGAGGTTATCCTCTACTGCATCTTGAGCGTACTCTCTACCTGGAGACAAGAATTCCCTTTGCTGAGTTTCACCACGTAGATACCAATCACGCTTAGCGCGACGGAAGGGATATGCAAAAGTTTGTACAGTACGTTCCAAAGGAATAAACACATCACGCATCAAAGGAGTGATATCCTCATTACGTGCAAGCATGTCATCCAATTGACTACCAACTTTCTGCATCATGTAGCCCATATCCTCTAGGATATAACGAGCAACAGCAATACCTACATAAGGAGCGTCAGGATCCAAACCACGAGTAGGATCTCCAATTCGGAAATAATCACGAACATACGCATCAAAATTGTCAAACAATTCCTTGGTAATATTACCGCCTTTAACTGCAGTCGGATCGACGTTAATAGTAAAATCGTGGTTGTACTGATTAAGGAATTGTTGCAAATCCGTATCCATCATAGAACGGTTAGCAATCAACCATTCAAGAGTTTTACGTTGAACACGTTTAAGTTCGTTGGTTCCGAGATCAAACGCAGGAAGATCTGCAAAAGCCTCAGCCAATGCTTCACGAGGAGAAGGAGCTTTAATAACTTTCTCCAAATTAAACATAAACTCACCAGGAACACGATCCACATCAGGCAGATCTTCAATGTCCCTCAACATACGTTGGAAAAGACCTGGCGTGTTAATAATGTTTTCTTCAGGACTAAGCGCACGAGGAATAGCAGTGTTAAGAGTGACAGCTGCAGAAGGTTCGGCGGAAGAGGTATAAGGAGCGTCAGGGATGTTAGTCAGAGCTTCATCTACTTCCTCTACAGTCTTTCCTAGCTTACCAGCAATCCAATCACTACCACGAGTAAAGACTGATTTAACAGCAGGGAACTGTTGAATTAGTTTAGTAGCAGACCAGTTAATGCCATAGTTTTGACCAAAACCCCAAACAGCCAAGATAGCTTGAGCTGCTGGAGTGTTACCTTCAATCAGGTCACGAGTAAGTTCAGAGCCATTTGCATAGCCTAGGTCAAGCTCTAACGCATCGTAGATCTCTCCCATCTTAGCAGCCACAGTACGTCCAGCAACTAGATCTGCTGCACTATCTTGAGGCAAAGTCTCTACAATAGACTCAACAGCAAGACCTGCTGGTACAGACATACCTCCCGTTACAGGAGCTAGAATTAGGGTTGGTGTTAAAACTTTAGAGATTTCAAATAGAGCATCTGCAAGCGGGTCATCATCTAGAACACTGGCAGGTTTATTAGCCCATTGAGTATTCTGTCCACTGACCCGAGCACCAGCTTCAAAAGGTAGCTGTACCCCGCGAGCACCACCGCCAAGGAGAGCATTAACTGCTGATCCAATGTTAGCGTCGATTTCACGGAGTATGTTGCCTTCTTCCTGAGCTTTTGCTTTCGACTCTTCTAGTTGCTGTCCAACTCGTTCATCACCAAAACCACCCATAACAAAGTCAAGGGCTTGACCAGCTTGGCTAAAGAAACCCTCGGGCTTCTCGGCAGGCTGTGCCGTTTCGGCAACTTGAGCAGGAGTCATTTCAGCAGGAACGGGTTGAACCTGCTGTTCTTGTTGTTGTTGCTCTTCCTCAGAAAAGCCAAAAATGTCAGGCATTACTTAATACCGTAAAGTTGTTCAAGTGTTGCTGCGTAATTAATAATATCACCTGCAGTATAACCAGCTTCTTGAAACTTACGACTTTTGGCAAGCATACCTGCTAAAGTACGGTAAGTCATATTAGCGTTTTGTGCGCTTTCAATATAAGAAGGCGGGATCATATCAAAGCTAGCGTTGTCTTTGAAATAATCTTTTTTATCTGCAGTACCCATCAAGTACAAGAAAGCAGACCAACTAGACGAAGCTTGAATTGAAAATCCTTTAGAAAGTAACGTAGGAATGCCAGTTACCGCAGTAAGACGGAATCCCATTTTACCAGGATCTTGTTGTGCTGGATCAAGTTTTGGAGTACCTTCACCTGTAATTTGACGCATTGCAGGTTTGTCTCTAAATTCGTCACTCTTAGTCAGCATATCAGCAGCACTCCAGTTAATAGGATCTAGACCCCAAGAGGCTACTTGCTGATCAAGGAAACGTTTAGGCGTCATACCCAAATCCTTAGCAGCTTGAATTACGTCTCTGTTAAAGACAGCTTGTTCAGCTTCGTTTTTAGCTAGAATAATTTGAGAGATATCGTACAGTCTGTCACCAGGTTTGTACGTATTTTTAATCTCTTGACTCACACCTTGACCAGGATTCCATCGATCAGAGTAATCAATGTTTCCAGAAGGCAAAGCTGTAGGAGCATAAATGGTAGAACCACCAAACTGATTAGCAGCATTTCTTACGTTTTCAAAAGCTTGAGTACCGCTGGTAACTGCTTCTGGATCAACCAAAAGACCGCCAAGGTAGTATTTACCAGTTGGTTCTTCAACTTGTTCTTTGTAAAACGCTTGTGCTCGCTTACTCATCCTTTCATTTTTCTCTGCAATATCCATATCTAGAGGCAGAGTCAGAGCAAAATTATTTAGATCAGTTTGTAGATCTTTCTGGTAAGATTTAGTAATTGCACGTAGTTGGTTAGTGCTAACAGGAAGGTTCTGCTTAACACCAGTCCACTCACCAGTATTGATATTATATTCACCACCAACGGTGTTTTTCAAGCGAGCAGTGTACAGAGAAGTACTAATCTGTTGAGAGTTTTTAGCCGATTCAAGACCTTCTTTAAATACCTCGCGTCGTTGAGTACGAAGCTGTCTAGCCAAAGAAGGGGTCAGAGTCTCGTTCTGCAATCCTGCTTGAATCTCAGATTCAGTAACAGCTTTACCAGTAGCTTGGCGCTCTTCAAGCCTCAAGTAATTAGCAAGTGCTTCAGGCGGTACAACGTACTTACCTGCATCAGCTCGTAACTCTTGAGCTTCCTGATACATACCGCGAGCTTCTAGCTTTTTGGCGCTATCTTCAACGGCAGCTGTTTTATCTTCAATGCTGGTTACACTACGCACCATCTTAGCAGTATCGTCTTTTAGCTGTGAATAAAACGCAGCATCGTCTTGTTTTTGTTTTGCTCTAGCAGCGACAAGTGCTTCCTGATACTTTAGACGGTTAGTAAATTTAATAGCAGTGTTAGGTTCACCAGGTCTTTGCTCAGCTTTACCAATAATACGGACCTGCTCTTCACTAATACTAGCTGCACCTAGAAGCATGCTTTCAGCAGCTAGACGATTAGCACGCTGTATAGTGACAACTCCATTGTTATCATTGACGAATGTCAGAACCTGAACTTCCACGAACTTGATAGTATCATCACCCGTTGTGGACAAGATACTAAGATCATTTTCTGTGGTGATGCTCGTCAGTCTGATCTCCAGAAGTCTAATGAACGTACAGGTA